CTTTTTACGCCGTTTTGGGTTTTGCTTGAGGGGTAGGTCATGGGCAAGCGAGGGCCGCCGAAGACGCCGAGCCAGCTGCGGATCGCTCGCGGCACCGCCAAGCCTCGCCCCGACGAGCCGAAGCCCCCGGCTGGCAAGCACGTGATGCCGAAGCACCTTGGCAAGATTGCAGCCGGCAAGTGGCGGCAGCTGCTGCCGCTGCTGGAGGCGGTGCGGCTGATGACCGACGCAGACGTTGAGGCCCTGGCCCGCTACTGCGACACCTACGAGTGGTGGCTTGCCACACGTGCCACGCTCAAAAAAGAGGGTGACACCTACCCCATACTCAACGACGGCGGCGAGGTGAAATACATCGCGCAGCGGCCGGAGGTCAGCATTGCCCACAAACTCGCGACGCAACTCCGACAGCTTGAGCAAGACTTCGGGCTCTCGCCGGCGGCGAGGGCGTCGCTCCACGTCGAGCAGCCGGCGGGCGACGACGGCAGCGACTCCATCCTGTTCGGCTGATTGCCGCTGTGCCTCCTGCCGAGCGGTCGCGTTCTTCGAGCGAATCTTCACCCACGCCAAGGGCGAGCTTGGCGGCCAGCCATTCACGCTGCAGCCCTGGCAACGCGACTACGTGCGGGCACTCTTTGCCGAGCGTGACGGCCAGCGTCAGATACGCACGAGCCTGCTGGCACTGCCCCGCAAGAATGGCAAGTCCTCGCTGTGCGCCGGGATCGCCCTGCGGCTGCTCATGGAGAACGAGCCGGGCTGCGAGGTCTACAGCTGCGCGGCCTCGCGGGATCAGGCCCGCCTGGTCTTCGACATGGCCCGCATCGCGGTTGAGCAGTCGCCGGCGTTGTCCCGCCACCTCAAGGTTTATCGCAACGCGATCGTCCGCGAGGCAACGCATGGCACATACAAGGCACTTTCCGCCGAGGCAGGAATCCAGCACGGGCTTTCGGCGCATGGCGTGATTTTCGATGAGCTCCATGTGAGCAACCGCGAGATGTGGGAGGTAATGCTCTCAAGCCAAGGTGCCAGGCGGCAGCCGCTGACGGTGGCGTTGACCACAGCTGGCTACGACCGCAAGACCATTTGCTGGGAAATCTGGAAGTATGCCGAGTCTGTCCGCGATGGTGTGGTGACAGACCCGACGTTCCTGCCGGCGATCTATGCTGCGCCGGCCGAGGCCGACTGGAAAGATGAGGCGACGTGGGCCGCGGCAAATCCAAATCTCGGCGTAAGCGTGAGGCTCGAATTTCTCAAAAGCGAGTGCGCTCGGGCGGTAGAGATGCCGAGGTACGAAAACACGTTCCGCCAGCTGTACCTCAACCAGTGGACGGAGCAGGACACCCGCTGGCTGCCAATGGACAAGTGGATGGCGGGAAGCGGACCGTGCGAGGTCGACCTGCGAGGCCGGGACTGCTTCGGTGGCCTCGACCTTGCGACGACCTTTGACACCACGTGTTTGTGCCTAGTCTTTCCCCTTGAGGATGGCACGCTGTGGGCCGAGCCACATTTCTGGATCCCCGAGGAGAACATGCAGCAGCGGGTGCGGCGTGACCAAGTGGGATACGACACGTGGGCCAAGCAGGGCCACCTGCACGTCACGCATGGCAACGTCACAGACTTCGACCAGATCAGGGCCGACATCAATCATGTTGCAACACAATATAACATTAGGCAAATCGCGATTGACCGCTGGAATGCCACGCAGTTGGCTACGCAACTGCAAGGAGCCGGCCTCGATGTCGTAGGTTTTGGTCAGGGCTATGGCTCGATGTCTGCCCCGGCCAAGCAGCTTGAGGCGTTGGTGATGAGCGGCAAGCTGCGGCACCACAACCCGGTGCTTGACTGGCAGGCCGGCAACGTCGCTATCCAGCAGGACCACGCGGACAACATCAAACCGAGCAAGGCGAAAAGCACAGAGCGAGTGGATGGCATCGTTGCCCTAGTCATGGCGATCGGCATCCACGCGACAGCAACCGCACCGCCACCAAATCAAAACTGGGACATCATCGAACTGTGAGCACTGACGTCAGCGACTACCGGATGTATGACCTGCGGAGCGTCGACTGGTCCGGCTCAAGCCGCACGCCCTCGGGCATCCGCGTCACCGCCGATAGCTCGATGGCCTGCAGTGCCTACACCGCCTGCATCCGCGTTATTTCCGACGCAGTGAGCTCGCTGCCGCTGCACCTCTACGAGCGGCTGGAGTCTGGCGGCAAGGTCCGCGTGCCGGATCATCCGGTTTATCGCCTTCTGCACATGCAGCCGAATCCTTGGCAGACCGCGCAGGAGTTTCGCGATTGGATGACCGGCATGTACCTGCACTATGGCGCGAGCTACGCCGAGATTCGGCCTGGTGCCCGCGGTGCGATTTCCGAGTTGTGGCCGCTGCACTCCAGCCGCATGGAAGTCGAGCGGCTCGAGGATGGCAGCGTTCGCCACCTCTACCGCGAGCCGAGCGGACAGCAGACCGTCTACCGCCAGGGGCAGATATTCTGCCTCCGCTTTACGACCGAGGACGGCGTGCGGCCGCTGCCCACCTATAGGTTGTTTCAAAACGCAATCGGCCTAGCGCAAGCCCTGGAGGCTCACGGCAGCACCTACTTTGGCAATGGTGCCCGGCCGGGCGTGATCCTCGAGAGCGACAGCCCCATTCCGGTCGAGGCCGCCGAGCAGCTGCGGCAGAACTGGGAGCGAATCCACCGCGGGCCGGACCGTGCCTTCCGCACGTGCGTCCTGCCCAACGGCGTGAAGGCCCGCGAGCTCAGCGGCAGCAACGAGGCTGCGCAGTTTCTTGAAACTCGGCAGTATCAAGTCATCGAGATTTGCCGAGCGTTCCGCGTGCCTCCCCACATGATTCAGGATCTGACTCGCAGCACCTACTCCAATATCGAGGTGCAGGGCACCGAGTTTGTGCAGCATTGCCTGCTGCCGCACCTCAAGAGGTGGGAAGCGGCCATCAGCCGCGATCTGATCGTTGACGACGAGCGGTACTTTGCCGAGCACAGCGTGAGCGGCCTGATGCGTGGCGACCACGCGAGTCGCTCGGCCTACTACGTTTCGGCCCTGCAAAACGGCTGGATGACGATCAACGAGGTCCGCGAGTTGGAAAACCTCAACCCCATCGGTCCCGAGGGCGACCAGCACTTCGTGCCGATGAACATGACGACGCTAGACGATGCGACAGCAGGGCCGCAGCCCTCGCCGGCCCCTGCCCCGCCACAGCCTGAGCCAGCACCAGAACCACAGCCGACCGAGGACCAAGAGGATGAGGCCGATGGAAATTGAGACGAGGACGGTGGCCTTTGAGGCCGACGACGAGCTGGTGATTGAGGAGCGAGCCGGCGGCACGCCAGCGATCCGCGGATATGCGGTGGTCTACGGCCGGCTCAGCGTAGACCTTGGCGGGTTTCGCGAGCGTATCTTGCCCGGTGCTTTCGATGCCATGCTTGGCAAGCAGAAGGGCCGGCGTGATCTCGTGAGCTACTACAACCACGACCCCAACCTATTGTTGGGCCGCGAGTCGAGTGGCACACTAGAGGTCTTCTCAGACGCTAAGGGCGTAGGCTACGTGGTGACCCCGCCGGCCAGCCGAGCCGACGTGCTCGAGCTCATTCAGCGTCGCGACATCCGCGGCAGCTCGTTTGCGTTTTCTGTTAGCGTCGGCGGCGAGTCTTTTACGACCGAGGGCGGCAAGGCGATTCGCGAGGTTCGCGAGGCCGACCTGTACGAAATGGGCCCGGTCGTAAATCCTGCCTATTCGGCGACCACCGCCGCGGTGGCACTCCGCAGCTATGAGGCATGGCTGGCCGAGCAGGAGCCGGCCGCCGAAGAGCGGTCAGTTGCGGTGCCTGCGATGATTGGTGTGGCGGGTGCTGTCGCAAGTCTTTTGAGGCTGAAGCTGCGTGGCTAACTACGCTCGATGCAAGTGCGGCGAACGCATGGTGTGCCGCTCCAGCCGGCCAGTTGGCGAGGAGCGGCAGCGGTATGTCCGCTGCCCAAAGTGCGGAGCCCGCGGCACGGTGTTTGTGAAAACAACGATTTCTCAAGTGCAGCTCTGCAAGACTCCGCCTCGCGTGTCCTAGTTTGCACCTAACGCACACGCGGCATGTCGCCGCTGTTAGGAGATGCACATGGACACGCTGAAGAAGCTGCAGGACGAGGCCGCCGAGCTGGCCACCCGGATCGACGCCGTGCGAGCCGTGGAGGCCGAGAGCGACGCCGACATCGCCGCCCGCGACATGGAATTGAAGGGTTTGGTCGAGAAGGCCGACGCTGTGGCAGCCAAGCTCGACTTTGAGAGCAAGGTGGCGGCCGCCGGCAGCACCCTTCGCAGCGTGGTCGACCGCTGCACGCCGGCTCCCGAGCCGGCCGAGGCTGAAACCCGCGAGGTCGCCCGCATCGAGCCTGTCCGCTACTCCGGCCGGCTGCGGGCGTTCACCGACCCCGAGGCGGCCTACCGCGTGGGCAAGTGGCTCGCTGGCTACTGCCTCGGCGACGCCGACGCTCGCCGCTGGTGCCAGGATCACGGCGTCGAAAGCCGAGCGATGGGCGAAAGCACGATGGCCGCTGGTGGCTTTGCTGTGCCCGAGGAAATGTCGAGCCAGGTGATCCGGCTTGTAGAAACCTTCGGCGTGGCCCCTTCCGCCCTGCAGAATGTGCCGATGTCGTCCGACACGCTGCTCGTGCCGAAGCGGCTGACCGGCGTGACCGGATACTGGATCGGCGAGAACAGCGAGATCACCACCAGCGACCCGACCGGGACGCAGGTGCAGCTCGTGGCCAAAAAGCTGGCGGTTGGCACTCGCGTGGCCAACGAGCTTCTCGAGGATTCCATCATCAGCGTCGCCGACTGGCTGGTGCAGGAGTTCTCGCTCGAGCTCGCCAAGAAAATCGACGAGGCCGCCTTCAACGGTGACGGCACCAGCACCTACGGCGGCATCCAAGGGATCGTAACGAAGATCGACGACGGCAACCACACGCAAAGCGTGGTGACCGCCGACACCAACAACGATGCCTTTGAGGAACTTGACCTGGCCGACTTCCAGAAGGCGATGGGCCGGCTGCCTCGCTACGCTCTGGGCAGTGCGGCCTGGTACATCTCGCCGGCTGGCTACCACGCCTCGATCGAGCGGCTGCAGCTGGCCAGCGGTGGCAACACCTCCGGCGACCTGTCGGCTGGCGGCCTGCCGCGATTCCTCGGCCTGCCGGTGGTGCAGACGCTCGTGATGAACAACACCCTCGGCACCGACGCCTCGACGGTCAAGGTGCTCGTGGGCGACGCGGCCCTGGCCGGCATCTACGGCGTCCGCAGTGCGGTGGCTGTCCGCAGCACCGTCGACGAGTACGCCCGGTTCGACCAGACCGCGTGGTACGCCACGCTGCGGGCCGACGTGAATTTCCACTCGCTCGGCGACAACAGCGAAGCCGGCCCGATGGTGGCCCTCAAGACCTCAGCCTGACCTATAGGAGACTTGCACGATGAATAGCCTCGAGGCATCCAAGACCGCCGCCCAGATGTCCAGCGGCGACATCGCCACCAACGGCACGCACGCCCACACGATCGACACGATAGGCTTTGACTACGCCAGCATCGACGTCGCGTTTGAGCCGGTCGCAGCGGCTGGCACCAACTCGGCGGTCGCCACCGTGCTTAAGCTTGAGCAGGGCGACACGACCAGCAGCTACAGCAACGTCACCGCTTTTGTCGGCGGCGGCTCCGGGGGATTCACGATTCCGACGCCGGCCGACACCGAGACTACTACTGTCGTTCGCTTCAACGTCGACATGCGTGGAAAGCAGCGGTATCTCAAGGTTTCGGCCTCGCCGCAGGCTGCCTCGCCGATTTGCAGCGTCGCTCGACTCGGCAAGCCCGAGGAGGCCCCTGTGGCAGCCGCGGATGCTGGCGTTGCGGTGTTCGTCAGCGGCTGACGCTTGACACGCTCGCGAGCATGAAAACCAAGGACGGCCGGGCACGGAGGCCCACCTCCGCCCGGCCGTTTTCATTGGAGCAACCACATGCTTGTCAAAGTCGGTCAGTCGCAGGTCGACGTGCGAGTCGAGGCGGTTATGAGCACGCCCCGGCTCGGGTTCATGGATAACTTTTTCACGTGGGCGCAGGCCCTCGTGCCGCTTGGCATCCGGCCTACCAAGGTCACCGGAGCGTTCTGGGGGCAGTGCCTTCAACGAGTATTTGAGCAGTTTGTCGACGAGTGCGAGTATCTGCTCACGATCGACTACGACACGTTTTTTACGCAGGCCGACCTCGAGCACCTTTTCGCGTTGGCCCTGACGTTTCAATGTGACGCGATCACCGGCTTGCAGACCAAGCGTGAGGATGGCCGGCCGATGCTGACGCTGCTCGACACGCTCGACAATCCGCCGGCTGATGGCCACACTCAGCTGCCACGCGAGTGGTTTCAGGCACCCATCCAGCAGGTCGACACGGGACACTTCGGCTGCACAGTGATCAGCACAGCGGCTCTCAAGCGAACGCCAAAGCCTTGGTTTGAGGGCAAGGCCAACTCCGCCGGCGAGTGGGGCGATGGCAGGATTGACGACGACATCTGGTTTTGGCGGCAGTTCAAGCTCGCCGGCAACCGGCTCTATGTCACGCCGCGCGTCACTCTCGGCCACGGCGAATACATGATCACGTGGCCGGGGCAAAGCCTCGCCACGCCGGTCTACCAGCACAGCACCGCGTTTGTAAATTCGCAGGAAAGGCCCGAGGGCGTCTGGAAGGTAGGTGATTGATGAGGGTCAAATTTATTCGGCCGCATGGCGTGTATCGGCCTGGCGACGTGATCGACGCAGGCGGTGGAGTCGCCAACATGCTCTGCCTCCGCGGGGTCGCGGTGCCCGAGCCGCAGCAGCCGCTGCTCGAGGCCGCGGTGGTGGATCGTGAGGCCCGCACGGCCGATGTCAGGCCCAAACGCAGGAGACGCCGCCAATGAGATACCGCAGCCTAGCTAGGGCCACAGAGCCGGCTGTAGAGCCTGTCAGCGTCAGCGAGGCCAAGCAGCACCTTCGCGTCGACATCAGCGACGACGACACCTACATCGCCGGCCTGATTTCCACCGCCCGGCGGTACGCCGAGGAGTACCTAGACCGATCGCTAATTCACACGCAATGGACGATGCGGCTCGACACGTTTCCCTACGAGTTCGAGCTGCCGCGGCCGCCGATGGCCACCAGCGGCACCCTGACCGCGACCAGCGTGACCTACACGGTCGATCCCGGCGGGGCCGGCGGCACAAGCGTTCTGACGACCGCGACGCTCTCGACATCGACCTACCGCGTCGACCGCGACGCTACGCCAGGCCGAATCCGCACAGTCTACGGCGGCACTTGGCCGAGCCATCTGGCAGACCCCAACGCGGTGAGCGTGACGTGGTGGGGAGGCTACGGTGCCAGCGGTGCCGAGGTGCCGGCACAGATTCGCTCGGCGATCCTCATGCTGGTGGCTTACCTCTACGAGCAGCGAAGCACGGTGCTCGTCGGCAGTATTTCCAAAGAACTTGAGTACGCGACCAAGGCCCTGCTCGACTCGTGCAAGTGGGGCAGCTACGCATGATTTTGCCGGGCCGGCTTCGCGAGCGTGTGACTGTGCAGCAGGCCACCGAGAGCCGCAACAGCCTCGGCGAGACGCTCTTGACCTGGAGCACCTACGCGGAGCGGTGGGCCAGCGTCGAGGGCGTCAGTGCCCGCGAGGTGCTCGCCGCCGGCCAGATGGACGTGACAGTCACGCACCGCGTGCGGATGCGATATGTCGATGGCATGACGCAAAACATGCGGCTGCTGTGGCGTAATCGCACACTCGACATCGTGAGCCTGCTCGAGCACGCCAATCGCAGCGAGCACGAGCTGATCTGCCAGGAGACAATCTAGTGTTTGTCGATGGCAAGCCTCTGATTTCGCTCGCTCTTGGCAAAGGCAAAGAGGCTCGCCGGCTTTTCAATCTGGCGTCGATCGACTCTGTTCGTTTCGCGCTCAATCAACTGCCAAAAGAGATTGGGCTGAAATATCAGCTCAAGGCCTTGCGGAAAGCGGCCAAGCCCGGCCAGGCGGCCCTGCAGGCACAGGTGCGAAAGATCGGCCAAGTTACCGGCAACCTGCTTGCCAGCGTTAGCAAGCGCGAACGCAAATACACAAACAACCGCGCCGGCATTCCGGTTGGCGTTATCGTCATCGGGTTCCGCCGGCCGACTGGCGGCGGCTCGCAGAGCACGGCCCAAAGTGCATTCGGAGGCAGCGTCAAAAAGGGACCAAACCGCGCCTACCACTCCCATTTGGTCGAGTTCGGCACAACCGGCCGCCGCACGCCGGGCAAGAGCGCGGCCGGCAAACGCCGGCGGGTCATTCTTGGCGGACGCATCAAGACAATCCGCGAGCGAACAAAAACGCCCGGACGTCCGCGGGGGATTTTAACCAGCTTTAAAGATCGGCGTGCTTTTAAGGGCCGCGGCCAATACCCAATCGACTTCATTGCCCGCGGCAGCGTAAAGCCGATGCCGGCATACCGGCCGCTGGCCAAGGCGTTTGCCCAAAGCCGGGCCTCGATGCAGTCCATTCTCGATAAGGAACTGCGGAACGCCCTGCGGCTGGCCCAGCGGGAGCTGCAGCGTGACGCGGAAAAAGCAGGAGCCACAATCGTCCCATGAGTTTTAAAAGCCCGGAAAGCGTGCTGCGGCAGGCCCTGATTGACAACGCCACGGTGGCTGCCGAGGTCGGCAACCGGATCTACCCTGTGCTGGCACCGAGCTCGTCGGCCCTGCCATTTATCACGTACCGGCGTGTCGGCATCCAACGCGAGCAGACGCTTTCCGCGCCGATGGGCGTGCCCCGCGTGACTGTGGAAATGGGCTGCCTGGCTACGACCTACGAGGCGGCCCGAGAGCTAGCCGACGCGGTGCGGCAGGTTCTGGATGGGTACGGCGGCACCGCCGATAATACTGAGGTGAAGCAGGTCCACCTCGACAACGAGTTGGACGATTTCGTACAGCTGACAGGCTCGGATCTACCGCCGGTCTATCAGGTGACGCAGACCTACGACGTTTGGTGGCAGGAGACATAGCCAATGGCGATCACGCCTCATGACGGGAATGGAACAAGCTTTTCATTTAAAGGCTCAACCTACCTTGTCACAAGCATTACGTACACGGTTGGCTCTGCCGGAGGCGGGGCGGACAACATTGACATCAGCCATTTAGGCCAAACGACCGGAGAGTCCTTGTTGTCTATTCCCAGGCCGCTGGTCGGAACTGCCGGAGGCGACACGGGCAAGACTGTGAGCATTGAATACATCGGCGCGGATGCGATCGCGCAAAATTCTACCGGGTCGATTTCGATTAGCGGCGGAATTGCTGTTTCCGGCAATGCTACGTGCAACAGCTCTTCTGTAACTGCCACAGTAAATGATGTCGTGCGAGGAACTGCTGAGTTCCAGGTCGACTAGGAGGCTAACGTGGCCACCTACTCGGCAGACATCACTGTTGGTTTTGGCGGAGCCACATACGAAGAAGTCACCGCCATTTCTTGGTCGTATGGTGGAGACTTGCCGATCGGCAAGTTTAACGAATACACCGACAGCCTTGGCACGCTAACTCTTACGTGCTTAAACGCCACCGGCATTTCCACGTCTGACTACGGGACGCGGGCCGACCTCACAGTAAGTGGCGGCGGAGCAAACTTGACGCACAAGGCAGTATTGACAGAAATCGGCGTGACGCCAGAACTCAACGACGTCACCAAATACACTGTTTCCTTCACCCTAGTGGACGACTAATGGCACTTTCTAAGACAGAGATTCTCAACGCCAAAGACGTAAACATCGTTACCGTTGCGGTTCCTGAGTGGGGCGGCGACGTGTGCATTCGCGTCATGAGCGTCGGCGAGCGTGACGCCTACGAATGCGAGTGGCTCGGCAAGCAGGACAAGGGCGTCGAAAACTTCAGATCGAAGCTGCTCGCTCGCTGTTTGTGCGACGAGGATGGGAACCGGCTTTTCACCGATGCCGAGGTGGAAGAGCTGTCCGCGAAAAGCATTCACGTCATGGAGCGGCTTTTCAAGAAAGCCATTGAGCACAACGCAATTGCCCAGTCCGACGTGGAGGAAGCGGCAAAAAACTAAACGCCCGGCCTACGAGGCAGTTTGCCTTTCGGCTGGCCGGGCACCTCGGCATGACTGTCGGCGAGTTATGCCAGCGGATGGACTCGCGGGAGCTAACCGAATGGATTGCTTGGCACACCTACTACGAGCCATTCGGCGACAGCTGGCGTCAGACCGGCTTGATGGTGGCCGCGATGCTGGCTCCCTACACACGCAAGGGAGACACGCCTGATCCCGAAGATTTTGTGCCGGTGAGAAAAGACCGGCCGCAGCACCAGTCGCAAATCGACGCGGTGCTTGAGCAATTACGAAAGGACTTAGGCCAGTAGCATGGCAAAGATCGGCCTCGGATTTCAGATTTCGGCATCGGCTGCAGGCATGGCCCGCGGCATCAATGCCGGCGTTGTCGAGCTGCGAAAGCTGGGGCTGGCCGCGAAAGAAACAAATCGCGACCTTGCTGTGCTGAAGTCTGTCACTATTTCCACAATCTTCATCAACAGCGTCTCCGCGATTGCCAACACATTCCGCAGGTTTACGAGCGGCTCGGCTGCGGCAATTGACAGCACCGCCAAGCTGTCGCGATCGCTGGGCGTGACGTTTGGCGAACTGCGGCAGCTAAACATTGCAGCCGACCTCTCAGGTTCGTCGTCTGAACAGGTGGCGCGGGCGTTTGTGCGCGGGCAAGTTGCGATCGACGATTTTCGCCAAGGCGTGCCGGCCGCGTCTGCGGCGTTTGCTAGGCTAGGCATCTCGCTTGACTCACTCGCCGGCCGCGGCAGCATCGAGCAATTTCAGCTGATTGCCGAGGCGATTGCCGACATTGAGGATCCTACGACTAGAGCAGCGTTGGCCAGCGACATCTTTGGCCGGAGCGGCGCAAAACTGCTGCCGCTGTTTGGCGATCTCTCGTCGTCGCTTGAAACGTCTGCCGGATTTCTTGAGCAATTCGGCGGAGCCCTGACCAACGAGCAGGCCAGGGCAGTCGAGGCAGTCAACGACGCATTCACGTTGTTCGGCGAGGGCGTTAGCGAAGTTACCGGAAAAATTCTGGCCGAACTCAGCCCAGCACTTGTGAAGGGTGCTCAAGAGTTTCAACAATTTTTGGCAAGCCTAAATGTTGAAGCAGTAGCAGACGTCGCAGAAAACGCTCTCTCGGCACTTGCGTCTGTGGTGCAGGTATTGTCGCAGGCGTTGTCGCCTATTGCTAATAATCTGCTGCCAGCCGCAGGCGCAGCAATGGCGTTCCTGTATCGGCAGACAATTCTTGTCGCTGGCATCAATCTTGCCACTCTGTTTTCGCGAGCGGCGACCGCTTTATTTGCCTTTGCAACTGGGGCAAATTCTGCAGCTGCGGCCACCCTGCGGCTGGCTGCGTCATTTCGTGCATTGGCTGCAGCAACACTCGTAGGCGTAGTAATTACTGGCCTCGGTGCTCTCACGGGC